ATATAATAAAAAGGGCAGAAAAATTCTATAATGGCTACTGACGCAGAACAAAAAACATACGAAAACGAGAGTGGAATTCATTCAGATAAGCCTGAAGAAAAGATTCCCAATCGTGGAGGCAAACGAGAAGGTGCAGGTAGACCTTTCGGATCCAAAAGTAAGCCTTCAAAATGGAAATCTATGGAGGAAATGTCAATTAAGTACCAACATTCTCCTTTAGATTATCTTTTGGCTGTGTTAAATAATCCTATGTCTTCCCCTGAACGTAAAATGTATGCTGCTGAGAAGGCAGCTCCTTACGTTCATCCAAGATTAGCATCTTCAACTTCACGAATAGGATCCGATGAGCCAATTGCAATCAAAGTCGAGTGGCAAAAAAGTTAGAACAATAAGTATTCCTTATAAACCTAGGGAATATCAAAGAGAAGTTCACGATAATAAAAAAAGATTCAACGTATTAGTTTGTCATAGACGATTTGGTAAAACAGTTTTAGCAGTCAATGAAATGATCAAGACTGCAGCAAACAAACCAAGATCATTATGTGCATTCATAGCTCCAACGTATAGACAAGGTAAATCTATAGCCTGGGAGTATTTAAAATTTTATACAAAACCTCTTATGTATTTAGGAGGCAGTAGGAACGAGACTGAATTAAGAATAGATTTATTTAACGGAAGTCGAATTCAAATATTTGGTGCAGATCATCCTGACAGTATCCGTGGAATGGGATTTGACGGAGTTGTTTTGGATGAATATGCAATTATGTCACCGAGGGTATGGACTGAGATCATTAGACCAGCTATTTCTGACAAGTTAGGCTGGGTAATGTTTATCGGAACACCAATGGGACATAATCAATTCTGGGAAGTCTATGATTACGCCCAACGAGGTCATAAAGACTGGATGGGTAAGATGTATAGAGCATCAGATACCAAGGTGATTCCAGTTGAGGAACTGGCACAGGCACGTTCCATAATGACCGATGAACAATACGAGCAAGAGTTCGAATGTTCATTTACTGCAGCGGTCTCAGGAAGTTATTACGGAAGATTAATAACGAAAGCCGACAATGATGGAAGAATCGGATCCGTGCCTGTTGATACGAATGTAGGTGTAGAAACGTGGTGGGATTTAGGTATAGGTGACTCAACAGCAATTTGGTTTGCTCAACGAGTGGGACAGGAAATACACCTCATAGACTATTACGAAACTTCAGGGGAATCTTTAGCACACTATGCAGATAAACTTGAAGAAAAAGGTTATGCTTATGAACGTCATATAGCTCCTCATGATATTCAGGCAAGAGAATTAGGAACAGGAAAATCTAGATTGGAAGTTTCCAATGAATTAGGAATAGATTTTGAAGTAGCTCCTAAATTAGAAATTGATCACGGAATAGAATCTGTGAGAAATATGTTACCGAATTGTTGGTTTGATAGAGTTAAATGTAAATTAGGTTTAGATGCTATCAGACAATATCGAAAACAATGGGATGATAAGAACCAGGTATTTAAAAATAAACCTCTTCACGATTGGTGTTCACACGCAGCAGACGCATTAAGATACGGAGCTGTGCATGATCCAATTGATGTAAGTGAATGGGAAAAACCAATTAGGATAGATACGAGATACATAGTATGAAATCAGAAAAAGATATATTAGCAGTTTTAAGTAGAGAGATACATAACGCATCAGGTTTTATTGGTGGCGAATTAGTTTCTCGTAGAAAAAAATCTTTAGAGTATTATTTAGGTATGCCTTTAGGGAACGAACAAGAAGGTCGTTCTCAGGTAATATCCAATGATGTACTTGATACAGTAGAAAGTCTCATGCCTTCCTTAATGAGAATTTTTACTGCAGGCGATAATGTATTTAGTTGCGAAGGTACTGGACCAGAAGACGATGAAATGGCACGTCAATGTTCTGACTACCTTAATTATGTTTTCTATAAAGAGAACTCAGGATTCCTGGCTCTTTACTCTGCATTTAAAGATGCATTGATTCAAAAGAATGGAATCTTAAAAGTTTATTGGGATGATTCTAATAAAACTGAAAGAGAAGAATATACAAGATTAACCGAAGATGAATTTAACGATCTTGTTGCAGATCCAGAAGTTAAAGTTAAAAATCATTCCGAATACGAAGAACCGATTTTAGATGAAAAAGGAAAAGAGTTAGATAAAGTAACTCTTCATGATGTAGTCATTTATAGAACAAGATTATACGGACAGGTTAGAATTGAACCAGTTCCTCCAGAAGAATTCTTAATTTCAAGACGAAGTAAAGACATTAATTCTGCAAATTTTGTATGTCATAGAACGAACAAAACAAGAACAGAACTTGTTGAGATGGGCTATGATAAAGATCTTGTTGACGGATTACCTACGGGTGATACCGACTTCTTTACAGAAGATAAATTTGTACGACACCAGAACGTAGATTTTTCACACGGATCTAGTGAAGGTGATAAAAGTACAAGTGATATTTTAGTCTATGAATGCTACATCAAACTAGATGTTAATGATGATGGTAAGGCAGAATTATTAAAGATTACAACTGCAGGATCTGGAACAGGTAAGATAATAGATATGGAAGAAGTAGATACTTATCCATTTGTTTCCATGACTCCTGTAATTATGCCACACAGATTTCACGGAAGATCTGTTGCTGAACTCGTAGAAGATATTCAATTAATTAAATCGACTGTTATGAGACAAATGTTAGATAATATGTATCTAACAAACAATAACAGAGTTGCTGTTCAAGACGGACAAGTAGCGATGGATGACCTTTTAACTAATAGACCAGGTGGAATTGTTAGAACGAAACAACCACCATCGAATGTTATGATGCCTCTTCCAGCACAACCGATTACCGAACAAGCAAGTGGAATGTTAAGTTACCTTGATTCTGTTAAAGAAACACGAACAGGAATAACAAGACAATCACAAGGGCTAGATTCAAATACCTTAAATAAAACAGCGACTGGTCAAAACCAAATTCTGACACAATCACAAATGAGAATGGAGTTAATCGCCAGAATCTTTGCTGAAACAGGTGTAAAGGATCTAGCTTTAAAAATATTTGAACTGGTATGCAAATACCAACAAAAAGAAAAAATCGTAAGAATTAGAGGCAAGTATATTCCTATGAGACCTTACGAATGGAAAGATAGAGTTAATGTTACTGTCCAAGTGGGATTAGGAACAGGATCAAAAGAACAACAACTCATTCTTCTTAACGCTATATTGGAACGACAAATGCAAGCAATAAACTTACAACAAAATGTATTTGGTCCAATGGTTAATCTTAGGAATGTATATAATAGTTTAAAGAAACTAATAGAGAACGCAGGCTTAAATGGAATAGAACCTTATTTCATGGATCCTGACGTAGGTGCAGCTCAAATGCCTCAGTTGCCACCTAAACCACCAACTGAATTTGAAAAAGTTACATTAGCTCAAGTACAAGGTGAAAACCAACGTGCACAATTAAATGCAAATGTAACACTAAAAGAAATTGAAGGTAGAATGAGACAACAGCTGCTTGACTTTGAAATAAAGATTAAAGAATTAGAACTTAAATATGGATCTAAGATAGATGAGCTTGAACTTAAACGTAGAAGTATGTTAGAACAAGCAGATCTAAATAAATCTGGTGATTTAATGAAAGAAATAGTAAAAGGACAACAACAATTCTTTAACGATGGACAAAACAGAAACACAAGTCAGGGAGGGAAAGAGAGCCCAGGTTCTTCTAAACGATCCCCTACTGAAACAGGCATTTGAAGATCTCTTAGAAACATATAAACAAGAGATATTTAATACAAGTTTTACTGACGATAATAAACGTAGATACCTTTGGATGGCATATAATATGCTAGATAAAATCAGAGGTCATTTAATAACTATTATGGAAAGTGGAAAACTAGCTCAAAAAGATCTTGAGCTTTTAAATAAGAGCTAACCTATTCTAGGAGCTCGTTACACGTCAACCAACAAGGAGGAACGTTACATGGCACAAGAACAAACTGTTCAAGGTGCTGCTCAAAAAATATCTGGACTTCTGAATCCTAAAGAAGGACAAGCAGAACCAGAGAAAAAAGAAGCAGTCCCATCAGAGCAACCTCAAGAGATCAAAGAGGAACCTTCAAAAGAGAGTCAATCAAAGTCTGAAGAAACTCCCAAAGAAGTAGCTACTGAAAAACCCGACATCGAAGAAGAAACGCAAACAGAAACAGAGGAACCCGAACTCCACCGCATTAAAGTTAGTGGTCAAGAGTTAGAGGTTACCCTCGATGAGCTGAAAGCAGGTTATTCACGAGACTCGGATTATAGACAAAAAACTCATACTTTAGGTTTAGAGAGAAGAGATCTTGATACCCAAAAGGAGAGTTTTCGTCAATCTTATGATACTCGTTTATCAGAACTAAACGACTTGATTGGAACTGCTGATGGTTTCATCAGACAACAACAAGGTAGTAAGGATCTCCAAAAACTTTATGATGAAGATCCCACAGCTGCAGCCCGACTGGATTACCAGTTAAGAGAACAAGAAAGGCAGCTAGATGGAATGAAGTCTAAAGCACAGGAGGCTTATCATAAACAATATGATGAGTACGTTACTGCCCAAAGAGATCTAGCGGCAGCTAAGATCCCAGAATACAGCGATCCTAATAAAACCGACCAATTCAAAACCAATATGCGTACTACGCTTAGAAGTTATGGATTCAATGATGGTGAAATTGGGAGCCTGGCTGATCATCGTATGTTAATGGTGATTAGAGATGCTATGAGTTATAAATCTGTTAAAGATAAAAGACCTATAGCCCAGAAGAAGGTAGCTAACGCACCTAGAGTTGTAAAATCTGGAATAGCCAAATCAAGTTCAAGTTCAGGTAGAGAGGGAATAAGAAATAAAATCGGTCGATTAAAGAAAACTGGACATCTTAGAGATGCTCAGAACGCTTTGCTTGACATGATTAATCTTAAATCTCAAACAACAAGGAAATAAACAATGGCACAATTTAGTGACACGTTTGACACGTATGATTCCATTGGTGAACGTGAAGATCTGTCGGATGTTATTTATAACATCTCACCAACGGACACGCCATTTCTAAGTTCTGCAGCTAAAACAAAAGCAACTGCAGTTCTACATGAATGGCAAACAGACTCGCTGGCAGCAGCAGTTACTACTAATCAAGTTATCGAAGGTGATGAAGTAACTATAGATGCTCTCACTGCAACAACTAGATTATCTAACTCTTGTCAAATTATGGACA